CAAGAGCAGCAACGAAACCTAGCATAGCTAGCTGACCATTGACACGCTCTGCGTTATCAAAGTAGTCCTGTTCCATAACTTGTACTTTAGGTTCGGAGGCGAATTTGTTTTGAGGCATTAGTAATAAAATTAAAAGTTCGTAGTGGCCGAGGACGATCTTTCGGGTCAGCCACTATAATTAATAAGAGAACATTAAACCTCTACTTACTTCTAAAACCCCCATAAGAACAGCTGTGCTTATACCAGCTGCTACTTGAATCATTTCCATTTGACCTTGAGGTGTTTTAATTTTACCTAATCTTCTAGCAGCCCCTAGTAATGTGTCTACTATTTCTCGTTCGCTACCAGGTATAGGTTTGAAATTTTCATCCATATATTTCTCCCGTACTTCTTGGTTTATACGATCCCATTCACTATTCTCTTGAGAATCTTGTTTTTGAAGATCAGTGACTTGAAGGAATTGAGGAAGATCAGTAGGATCACCTCCTCTTCTTTTCAATTTCTCTCTAGCAATATCTGCTCCTTGTTGACCACCACCTGCTCTTCTTCTAAGCTTCTCTTCTGTGGCCTTCGTGCGGGGATCTTTGGCTGATTTGTTAGGATCTATTTCAAAGCTTGGAGAAGTATTAACTTGTAGAGGTTGAGAAGTATCTACTTCAGTTTCAGGGTCTTTTAGATAGTCACCTGACTCTGCCAATACTTCTCCCGGTGTCTTAGTTTTATCATCCTTATCCTCTTCAGGCTGACCACCTCTATATACTTGTCGGGATCTAGGAGATGGTTCTCTAGTATCTGCCATACTAGTACCCCTTCTTAATCTTTAAAGACTTGTTCTTTTTCTTTTCTGCTTTCTTAGCAGCTGCCTTACCTTTAATAGTATAGGCATATTTTTTTCCGTTTACTACTGGCATGATTTAAAATTTTATATCTGACCTTTCTACCTTTTCCATGACATCACGGCGGTAAGCTGGGTCGTTATCATATCGTGGGTCACTCATAGCAGAAACCATTTCAGCTTGGCTACGGAAAGTATCCCCACTTGTTTTAGGTGCTTTACCAGTCACCATTTTTCCATCATATCCTATAGCATCATTGTATCTATATGCTAGAGAACGTACTGCAAAGAAGGCAGCATTTGGATCACCACGTTCCATTACAGTATCAAACATATTAATCTCTTGTTCAGTAAGATTCTGAGTAGCCCAAGTTAACATGTTATCATAATTTTTATCTCCTCCAACTACACCTTTAAGTTCTTTAACATCAGCTTCACTGAATTCTTTTTGAGCTGGTTCTGGTGCTTTGTCTTGTACACTCTTACGATAATCTAGATGCATCTTAGCTACATCACCAGCATTCATATTACTTAATTCTTGAAGAGTTTGTTCATTGAACTTCTCTTGACCAGATTGAGTTTGATTCCATAGATCATCTAAGACAGTTGAATTAGGTTCTTCTTTAGCTTCTTCCTTTTTTTCAGTCTCTTTTTTTCCTTCAGTAGTATCATTGGATTCCCCAGTTGGTTCGCTATCTTCAGGATTTTTCTCTCCAATTTTTTTCTGGAGTTCAACATATGCTTTTTCTAACTCCTGAGCATTCTTATATTTGCCAGCAAGGAGGTCATCTTGAGCCTCCTGCATAGCTTCTCCTACTTGTAAGGAATCCTGCTCTTCTGCACTAAGGTTATCTATAGTAGTAACCTCTTGTGTATTTTCAAATGTTAATGTGTCTGCCATTACTGTTGTGGTGGTGCTTGTTGTTGCTGTTGTTGTTCAGGAGGTGGTGCTTGCATACCAGCTTGTGCTGCTTGGGTTTGAGCCTGTAGCATTTGAGGTGTATTCTTAACAGCTTCCATTTGAGCTGCTTGATCCATTGATTGCTGCTGTTCTTGTTGTACTTCTTGTACACTCTTAACTAAATTAAGTACATCAATACCTTGAGCTGCAGCTAGTCTTTTAATTACTTCATCAGAATTAATGTACTGTTGGATAGCTTCTGGTCCCATCGTCTGTGCGATAGTCTGTAGGAAAGCCCCCAAGGCTTGTACATCTTGACCACGACCAAGGCTGTTAATACCAGCAACAATGATAGGCTTAACCATACCTTTAGGTATACGTGGTATTTCTCCTGTCTTCTGGAATACACTAAGTTTTCTATTCAGATATGGTACTAGGAATTCAACTGTAAGTAATCCAAATAGACCACCAAGTTGTTGCTCTAGTTCCATCTGTGTCATACGTACTTCTTCTGCAGTTGTACGTTCTGATTGACGTACTGATAGTATAAGGAATGCTTCACTTAGTCTTTGTTCTAAGCGTCCCATCATCTCGTAAGCTGTTTGGAAGTCAGCAGTCTTACCTACCTGTATAACACCTATATCATCTGGCCGTCCTTGAACGATTGCTCCATTGCCTGCAGCTGCCAGTGTGGCTGGTTTTGTAGTGCTTGATGGTGATACTACAAAAACAACTTTAGAAGCTGCTGCAGAGCCTTCTACGATAGCCTGAGACAATGCTTCTAAAGACTTTAGATCTCCTATAAATTGACCAACTCTTCCTCGCCCGTAGGCTTCTCCATCAACTGTATTAAATCTGAGTGGCAACCATGGTGTAGTATCGACAGGAGCTTTACTATTAGATCCTGGTATTACTTGACCATATACTTCTTGATGCCAGATGTATCTATTATTATCACGTGTGACATGTGTGAATACATCTACCTCTTCTTTAGCAGTTAACTCTTCTTCATTAACTTGTTGGTTCTCTTCTTCAGGTGGTATTAATTCAGCTACTAATGATTTGCTGATACGTTCTTTTGTGACTATTTCAATCACATCGCCGTTGCCATCTCGATCTATAACGAAACGATTAAGAGGAAATAATTTCAGACCAGGTTTACCCATAAAGATAAGAGCATTACCACCGACAACTAAATGCTGTAGTGCTTGGTGTATTACTACACGATCATCTGATGCAGCAATAGCATCGAGGATAGTGCGCTCTATCTTTGCAAAGGATAGATCTAGTTCTGATTTTACTTCCGGCGAAAACTGTTCCCCTAACTGAGACTCATCTAATTGTAGTTTAAAGAAACTAGTCTGTGGTGGTACAAGACTGAGTGATAGTTTAGAAGCTAGGGCTACTACACCTTTAGCTCCTACACTCTGCCAAGGGGTTTTGAGTTGTTTCATTCCCCTTGTATTTTCTTCATGACCACGGATGAGATATGGTAGGGTTAAGTCCGCAGCATCTTTTGCTTCGCTTAGAAACTGTGTACGGTCACTTGATAAATAATCGTAACGTTCTTTTGCTGTCATTGTTTTATATGTTTAAGTTTTGAATTCTCCATTCATCTCTATTGAAAGAACCTCGTGGGCTAAATTCTCTTTTTCTATCAATGAATGCGTTGTAGAATCCTCTGTTTGTTCTAATACCTTCAACTCCTGTATTCTGGAAATCAGATATCTGTTGTTGATAATTAATTGTAGCAGTTCTACGGAACTCTTGATTTTCTCTACGTCTTCGTCTGTAATCTATATCATATTGATTTAATGCCGCTGAATGTTGTGTAGTTTGTTCTCCATAAAGATTCAACTGATCTCTTGCTTGTATACTTATATCATAGTATTTAGATAACTCATCATGTGTATCAGTAGCCTTTTTAAAGAAATTATCAACTTGTTCTTTCTCTTTAGAAATTTTCTCTAAGTACTCATCAACTTCTCCACGTTGTTTAAAGATTTCTTTTACATTAGGATCATAATCTTTATAGTATTCCCAATCATAAGGCTGACCTTCTTTTCTTTTAGCCGCACGATTCCGGCCACCACTAAATCCCGGAGGATTCCAAACACCATAATAAGACATCACTCCGAGTGGTCCTTCTATTGGTTCATAATCTTTTAAGTAATCATCAACTCTCTTCTCGAAATCAGATTTCCATTCACTTGCTCTCGTCCATTCAGCATCATACTTCTCTTTATCCTTAGTAACTTTTTCTAATTCTCCAGCCCATAAAGCTTTATCAGCTGTTAACCTTTCAATTTCCTCATCATAAGCTGTTTTATCTGCACTTATATTTTCAAGTTCTTGTGTATAGAATGTCTGACCTTGTCTAATTCTATCAAGTTCTTTTTGATATGCTTCATCTCGTTCAGCTTGTCCTTCCCAAAGGGCAGCAAGTTCAGCCATAGCTCGGCTAGCATTACCACTTCTATTAACATCATCTGCAGTGAAAGCACCTAAGTTTTGAAGTGGTAGAGGGCTTGCTCCACGGTCTCTAGTAAATGAACCTAGTTGATTACCTCTATCTCTATCTGTAGTACCTCTAAATAAACTACCAGCACCTTGTACAAATCTTTCTCCTAATCCTGCTAATCCTTCTGCTGTTTGTTCAATAGGATTCTGTATGAATTTCTCAGTGGCTGTATACTTCTCAGCTAGACTTAATAAGTTATCTATTTTTTCTTTAGATGCACCTTGAGTCATATTTAGAAGTGTACCTAATGTATCTATAGATCCAGTCTTATCAAAATTATCAAGAGCTGCCATTGCTGTAGCATCTCCCATATAAGTAGAAGCTATTAGATTTCTCAAGTTGTTTGGGAAACCACTAGTAGTTAACTTTGGAATGGGATCATCACTTTCTCCTAATCTTCTCCAAGCATCTGCAGTATTTGCAACATCACTGTACTGAAATGTATTATCATCACCTAAGAATGTAGAGATAGCTTCACCTACTCCTTGTATGTTTGCTAAATCTTGTCTAAACTTATCTCCTTCTTCACCTGGTTTTCCAAATATACTGTAAGCCCAATCTCTTTTGAATCTTCTATTTAAGATATCCTTTTTACGTTGTGTAACATTTTCTGGGACTGACCACCAGCTTGCTTGAGCTGAATCTTCCCCATATGTATCTATAGCTTTTTCTCTAGCTCTCTCTATTTCTTGAGTAACAGAGAGATTTATATCATCTTTCCAGCCAAGCCAATTGGGATGCTGACCTTGTTCTACATTTTCTGTAAAAGTTGTATCGAGCCCTTCATAACCTTCACTGGCACTTATTAACTTATCTACTTGAGCATCACTCCATGTACCAGGTATTAATTTTCCTATATTTTTATAAGTTTCTAATGATCCCTGAAAGGCATCACTCTTTAAAAAATTACCCCAACCTTCTGTATCTGTAGGTAAACTTTTATGAAATTTATCTACACCCCAACCTATTGCAGTAGCTCCAAGTCCTGCTAGTCCAGTCCAAGCTGCAGGTGTAGGTCCAGTAGCTACCATCTGAGGTGTGAATGCTTTTAAAGGTCTTAAATGCTGCCAGTTTTGTATGCCAGTACGTGTTAAAGCAGGTCTAATCCCTGCTTTCCATGCTGCATCAGTTATAGTTAGTTTAGATACTTCACTCTTAGCTAAGTTACCTACTGCACTTAATGCAGTTGGTAAAGCTTTAATTCCAAAAGCTGCTAAACCTACTGCAGCTGCATCTAGACCTGGTGTACCAGTTCTACCACCGATAAGTGCATCTACTAACGTACCTTCATTTAGATTCTTTAAGGCAGGATTTTCAGTTCTCCAATTCTCTCCATACTGGGCAACTTGATCTTTTATAGCGCGATCTAGCATACGTTTCTGGTTAGCTTCAGGGCTAAAGTAATCAGTAACACCACTCATGAAGTTTCCGATACCACTAGTAAGCTTACCTATAAATGATTGACTAGCTTGTTGACTCTTACTGTAATCTGTATAACCTTGTTCAGTAATATAACTTTTCCAAGCTTGTTGAGCTTCACTTTCACTAAGTCCTGCTGCTGTCTGCCTTCGTCTATATGCTACTGATGCTGGTGAATCAGGATCACCTATATTACCACCACTATATTCACCAAATGTACCGCCTCCCCAGCCACGCCAACCATGTTTATATGCTTCTTGTGCGGTCCAGTTAGGATCAAAAGCAGGTCTATCGGAATCAGCAATAGTATTATCAGTAGACCAAGCTTGACTCCAATTAGTTGTACCGTCAGGATTTGTAGGTATACCATCAAAACTCGAACCTATAAGATCTCCATAGCTATCTACTCCACTAAATGCATCAGTGTTTCCACTGAAGATGGAGTTACTAAAGTCACCTTGGCCATATAAACCTCCAGATTCTGAAAAGCTAGATGAGAAACTATCTCCTATTGATGGACCATCATAACTTCCTGAAAAAGCATTGATACTATAATTTGCAAAATCACCAGCATCTCCGAAACTAGAGCTGAAATTATTACCACCACCACCAAAACTAGAGCTGAAATCACCTCCACCTGACCAATTAGAGCTGAAATTACTACTGAAACTAGAACCTATATCTCCACTAAAATTACCCATGTGGGAGCTGAGACCAGAATTGGTGGACCAACCTCCA